GGATATACCTGATGCTGTACGTCCCACACCTTGTATACCTGTCTGTCCATGAGCAAACGATGGAAAGCCTGTACTCTCGTCTGCAAGCACTCGTGCTTTGTCAAACAGTTGCATGTTCTCACCTGCTACGTTTGGAAACTTTGTACCAAAGATAGCTTGACCCGGAGCGCCGCCTTGTCTTCTAAATATCTTGCCCGGATATACACTCAAGTCCTGTCCGGGAACTAAGTTTGTTTCATCTACCTCTATAATAAGATTACCACTAAGAGCTGCGTTATCAATAGCCATACGCATAAAACCATTCATCAATGTCTGTGTATCGTCCATGTTTTCTGCAATACCCACACCAAAGAAACTATATGGGTTATGCTCGTAAGGCACAGCATAGTATGGTATACGTACTGGCTTAAATGGGTTTAGCACTAATCTAAGAACATGACCTTGACACACCCATATGTTACAGTTTATCTGATCAAGATCCTGTAACTCATCAGGTATATCTAGTCCGTTCTCTGCTAGTATTTCTGAGTCTACGTATCCCCAAAACTCTAATACTTCGTAACGCTCTGTGTAGTTTTCAATAGCGTAGTCCTTCATGTCGTCTTCCCAATACTTTTTGTCGTATTGTGCGCCCATATCAAGACATGCTTCTATAGACTCTTCTCTAAAGTATGGTCTATTCTTTAGATTACGCATCTGTGTTTTAGATAGCTTGTGTCTCTCTACACAGTATTCTGCTTCGTCCATATTATACGCATCAGGATCAGGGTAAAAGTTCCACATAGATACGTGACTTGTTGATGGTACTGTCTTAATTAGTGGGTCATACTCACCATCTTCACCCCAGTTAGGATACTCTTTGTCTAAAGCAAAAGGTCCTTTCATTATACCTGTACCAAATAATGCCATCTCAAATGCAGCATTACGTAGTTGCTTGTTTGCGCCTGACTCCTCAAGCTGATCGTGTATCTTCTTTTCCATCTTCTTTGCTGCTACCATAGCAGGATGAAAGGTAACAGTCTGCGGTGTACCGCCTGTACCCTCTATGATTTTATCTGATACTGTAGAAAGTTTTTGACCACTACCGCCTAACCTATTCTCTAGGTCTTGTATAGTCTCTCCGGGTTTAAGTTCTCCATCAGGTGTAAATAAAAAAGGCTCTGAAGGTTTATCTTCAAAAGCCCCTCTAAGTGCATCTTGTGCGTTGGCTGCGTTAGGATCTAAATTTAAATGCACCGACTCTGCCACACCATCTGGTAACTTTGTAGGATTAACCGTGAGTGGGAATGTTGTGTTGCCAAACAATACGTCAATTATCTGACCATACGCTGCAAGTGTTTTTGTTTTTGTTACCTTTACAAACACCCTTGACTTTTCTGTTTCTGTAAACTGTACATCAGGACCATACAATCCTCTGTAGTTTCTGTACGCTTTTAGCCATCTCTGTTCGTCTTGTTGTCGTACATCTTCTGCTCTTTTGAATCTGCCTTGTACAAAACTTACTATGTCGCTCTCTGAAGCAAGAGCAGGATCATTGTCCTGTATTACGGTGACATCATCCGTGTCAAAGGGTATTTCGTTATCTTCTGCCATGTTTAGTATCCAAAGTTAGGATCAGCAATCTGAAAGCCTGTTCGCTGATTCACAGGGTTATAGTCCCATATAGAACTTCTAGGTCGTGTCATAATGCCGTAACGTAGTGCATCGTACATGTGATCCATAGAATTAGTATCTACGTCTTCGTTGTTCTTTTTGTCAAGAGGGAGACTAGGAAGTTGAGATATGAGGTTTGTGCAGTTATTAAATATAACAAGACGAGGTTCGTTGGTGTGATCGTCAACTTGGAGTCTTCTGTGTAATTCGTTTTTTCCTGCAACTCTACTGCCTCTACTTCTGTCTGATGGTCGCCACTTACAACCTCTTACTATCATTT